CTCTTGTTCTAAAATATCCTGATTTTTGGTCAGGTATTCTAGTAACTTTTTTAATATTAGTGTTTATTCCTACGTTAGTTAATTTAGATATAAATTTTTGGTCTGATTCACTTGCCGATGTTTTAGATTGTAGGATTTGTAAATTATCATAGTAAGTTGTATCATATTCAGAACTAGAACATTGTGTGTTGGATATAAAAAACTTAATAGTTGCGCTTGTACTTGTACCAATATTTAAATCAGTATCATTTAAAGCAATACTAACATCAATCCACTTATTTACAAATTCTGTTGTTATTATATTTGTGCCAAAATATGTTGCTGAAAATTTACCATTTTCAGAATCCCAATAATACCCAGTACCTCCTACTAATGTAAATATTGTATAACTTAAATTTGATGAAATATTTTGATTTTGTGAATTTAAAAAATTAACATAATATTTTAATTTACAAGTAAAATCAGAATATTTTACCTCTTGTGGATTAAAAGCGTCAGTTTCAAAAGAAAACATTTGCGTAAATCCAGTAGTCGGAGCAATATCTGTTAGTTTCATTGATCGCCTACCTTGAAAGGATATTTCATCAGTTGCTATTTCTGCAAAAGGATTTAGGGATTGATTTGTAAAAATATTAAATCCATAATCTCCATACTCAAAACCTGAGTTATAAAATGCGTTTTTTGTTTTTAAATATCTTCCAAGAATATGAACTTCAGATGCCGGTTGCAAAAACTCTCTTGACAAACTGTTTCCGGTTTCTATTAAATTGTTTTTATTACTGTAAAGAACTTGTTTCCTTTCTGTTCCTATTGATGATCCTAAATAATTATATTTTCTAAAATCTAAATACTCCTCTGAAGTGTTTTCTAATTGTGTTGTGATTTTATCTCTTATGCCAGTTGGAGTTGTTCCAGTTTGAACTTCATTTAAAATTACATCTTTGACGTAATAGTCAAAAATATTTGTAACTTCGACGATATACCATTTATTATAAGATTGATAAATTCTTAAATTATATTGCCTTAATATTAATTCAAGTTGTTCCTTTGCGTTTAGTAATCCATAATCGCCAGTCATTTCATCAAATCCAAAATCTAAAGTTGTAATATCTTCATAATCAATAGACGCAAAAGGTAAAAATGTTCTAAATTTTATATCTGAGGCTATATAAATATCTAAATCTAAATCTAAATTTTCTAATATCTCAGTAATACGTTCAAGATTTGTTTTACTTACTGGTGCATTGTTGTTATTATATCCTATTGGACTATTAAAATTGTTTAATGTACCTAAACCATCAAAAGCGTTAAAACTTACCGCAAATGGCGGTGTAATCATTTTCTCTTTGTATCTGTCTACAACTAAAAAACCTGACCAATATTCTGCCCAAAGATTAAAATTATAATCGGTAACGGCGTTGGAAACACAAGATAAAGATTCAATTTCTCCTCCGTCATCAGTAACTCGGTTTTGATAATAAATTGAAATGTTTTGAAAACTATTTAAAACGTTTTCGACACATTCAATGGATTCAATATTTCCGCCATCATCTGAAACTCTATTAGAATATAAACCGCTTAGTGTTTGATTGTAGTAAACGACAACCTTATATTCTCTTTCGTCAAACTTATAAAAATCATCATAAGTAACGTCATCAGTAACAAATAGGTTTAATTGACATTTTGAGCCTATTATTGGATTTAAAAAATCGTTAGATGATTGCCAAGATATTGAAACCGGATTTGCGCCTCCAATCATTGGAAGTATATTGCCGGTATAATCTTTTTTTAATATTTCAACTTTTTTTCCATATCCTAAAACATCGGAAAATTCTAATCTGTATTTTACGCCGTATGCCATTCTTTTTTTTTAGTAAACCCTTACCGCAGTTTCGTTTGCTCTTTCTATTGCAATCAATAAATCTTGTCCATCAACTCTAACCTCTCCAGTTACGTTTATATTTCCGCCTCCTCTACGTTCTCCAATCATACCTTTTAACTTATTCAATGGCGCTATAACCTCAGGATTTTGTCTTGCACCGGGATACTCTCCAACCAATCCCATTGTCGGGCCGCTTACAATTCCACCATTTGCAAAAGCAGTTGCTCTTCCACCACCTGAGCCAATTTTTGATGCTCCCGCTTTAAATAAAGACCCTAAAGCAACTAAAGCAATACCCGCAGCGATAGCAACCCCAGGCGCTAAAGATTTAAAAGCAATTTGTATTTTCTTTAACGTTATACCAATACCAATAGCTAATTTACCTAATTGCATTGCCATACTTCCAATAGTTCCTAAAATAACTTTTGATAATTTACCTGCTAAGTTACCACCTCCGGTAATTGCGCTACCTAATGCAGCGCCAATTCCTGACGCTAAATTTTGTAAACCTCCAGTTACAATTTGTCCGGCTCTTTGATTAAACTCTTCCGCTTGTTGTAGTGCCAATAGTCTATTTTCTGCTAAAACCGCTTGTTGTTCCGCCATAACAGTTGGGAGCCTTTCGGTATCTGCTGCAATCATATCACTTATAGGCGTTTGAATTCCCGCACCGCTTACTCCTTCCGTTGCAGTTGTTGCCATCGGTCTTGTTGCAATACCACCGCCACCACTTACACCACTTGGAGTATTAGTACCAGCACCACTAACCGCCATCTCAACTGGAATAACAATTTTTGCTATTGTTTTTTGTTGTAACGCTTCATTGAAATTATCTACAACAGAACTACCTAATGTTGAGGCGTCTGTTTTAATAGAATCAAATGCGCTTGTAACATTGTTTTTTAATCCATCGGCTAAATCTGTAAACCCTTGAACAATTTTATCTTTGTCAAAGGTAAAAATGCCCATAATAATATCGCCAATACCTTTAAATAATGTCATAAAATTATTTGCAAAGGTTTTTATTATTGTTGAAAAAGTAGAAAAAACAAACTTCCCAACGGCTAACATATTTTTAAAATTCATTATTAACGAATCAACCGCTAATTGTATAGGCAATGAATTGTTGTATAATTCTATAAAATAGTTTCCTATTTTTACTAGAGCAGATTTTATACCCGCCCAATTTTTATAAATTACAACTGAAATTGCAGTTAATCCGGCAACTATTAAACCAATCGGCCCCATCATAACAGATAATGCTGTTCCAATAGCCGGTGCCATTGTCATAAGTGTTCCCAAAATATAAATTACCGGGCCTAAAGCCGCAGCGATACCCGCTAAAACAACTATTAATTTTTTTGTTGTTGGACTTAACTCTGAAAACTTTTGCAGTAAGCCGTTTGCAAATGATACTAATTTAGTAAATACTGGCAATATAACTTGACCAAACTTCGCAGATAATTCCTTTAAAGACTCTTGGAATATTCTCATTTGATTTGCAGCACCCCCGCTTGTTCTACCAAAATCGCCTTGAGCGTTTGAAGTTGATTCCATTATAAACTTATAACGTAACGCAACTTTTTGCGCTTGTGTCATTGTTTTTATATTGGCGTTCATACCTCTTTCCATTGCGAAACTCTTTAAATTCGCTTCCGTCATAACAATACCCAACCTTTTTAAAGATTCAGTTTCTCCGGTAAAAACTCCCGCTAATGCAGTTGTCGCTTGTTCAATTCCTATGTTTTTAAAAGATGCTAAATCTCCGGCTAAACCAACCAAAGATGTACTCATATCAGCAGCGGCGCTCTGATTTAAACCCATTGAGGTAGCCATATCGCCAAACAAGGCAGCCATATCTAAAGCACTACCCTCCGCAATACCAAATTGCTTTAAAGTAGTTTTTGCAAAGTCTTTTACTTCTTCTTTAGATTTTCCAAAGGCAACATCTACCTTGTTCATTGATTCCTGAAAATCACTTGCAAATTTAACCGCTGCGCCACCGGCAACTGCCAAAGGTAAAGTCAATCTAGTTGATAATGACTTCCCAACGCTTTGCATCTTTGAGCCAAAACTTGACAATTTAGAACTCGCAGAACTAAGCGCATTTTTTAACTTAGAAGAATCTCCGGTAATATTTATTTTTAAATTCTGTTCGGCCATAATATTAAATAAGTTGAAACAAAAATACAAAAAAAAAGACGCTTTTATTTTAACGTCTTTTTATTAGTCATTGATTGATATTTTGACATAAAAGCATCCATTTGCTCTTTAGTAGATTTAGGCTCTGACCTTTTCTTTTTTCTTGCATTATCGCTTGGTAATTGAAATAAATCTTCAGGCTTTAACATCTGAGATCTTTTCTCACATTGCACATTGTGAATCATTACGGCAATGTAACGAGTTTGCTCCCAATTTAAATTAATATTATTATGATAGTGTTGAGCGATTAAAGCATTTTCCCTCCAAGTTTGCCGCCAAAAATCGTCAGGCTTAATTCCAACTAATCCAATGTAATGGTCAGTTAGGCTTTCAAAATTTATTGTTTCTTTGACGGCTGACGCTTTCCCTTAGTTTCAGTTTCGCCATTTAAACTATTACCTAAAATTTTAGATTGTAACATTACCTCAACAATCTCATTTATTTTTTCGGCGTCTAATTCATCTAACCAAGCGCCAACAGTAAATAAATTATAATCTATTTCGTTTCCGTTTTCTTGGTCGTTTGCTAAGATTGCTGAATAAACTAAGGCTCTTAATCCTTTTATTGATATTCCGTTTTGAAATGCTCCGCCAATATCTGCTAGACTGATTCCTAATTGCTCGGTAAATTCCGACCAAAAGTTCATTGAAAAATGTAGAGTTCTGTTTTTGTTACCAACTTTGATGTCAATGTAACCTCTTTTTTTGTTTGTCATTTTTTAAGGTTTAAAATTAATATAAAAAAAAGCCGTCGCCAAATATTGACGGCGGCCTATATGATAAAAACTAATTATTATTAGTTAGTTGATTTTGTGATTGCTCCAGTGATAGTTAAAGAGCCACTGTAAGTAACTGCAGCTTCCATCTCAGCAGACATTTCAACACTTGATAAAAATGCTTCAGCAGTATAAACCGCGTCTCCAGTTTCAGCAGTTCCAAATACGCAAGTTAATTGAGTTCTAGCTAAAAGAAAATCAGCCATCTCAATAGCATTTGACGCATCGTCATATACTACTAATCCCTCGAAAGATATTTCTCCTCCTTTTACGCCTCCGATATACTCAGAAAATCCGTTTGAATCTTTAGTTGTAGCTTCCGGCGTGTCCATTGATAAAGACATTGAACAACTTGTAGTGTGTCCAACTGTGGCACCTTCCACTGTTAAAATTAAGTTAGTTCCGTTAAATACTCCGGTTGTAGCCATTTATATAATTTTTAATATTATTAATTTTGTGTAAATATACGAAAATATTTATTTATCAAAATAGTTCAATTTATTGTCCTATTATTTTATTTATCATTGTTTGTATCTCTTTAGGATCTACATTTAACCTCATTGATAAACCACCTTGCCATACTCTTTTTAGCTTATTACTTTCATCAAATAATATTATTGCCGGAACAGATTTTACTTGTTCCTTAAACTTCTTTGGTTGGTCATCATAATTAACCTTTAAAACTTTAACGTTTTTAAGTGTGCTTAAATGTTTATAGTCATTGCTTTTATTCCAACTTGAATTAACATACAATAAAGTAACTTTTTGAGAATATAGATTTAAAGAAAATAAAAGTAATATTGAAAATAAAATAGTTTTCATAATTACCTTTTTATTATTTGAAATAGTTTTTCGTCAATCTTATCTAGTTTTTCACTATTCTTATTTACTTTTTCATTAATGTTTATTATTGTTGTACGAACTAATTCATCTTTTAACTCATACTCTGATTTTTTTATTTCAGGCTCCGGCAATTGCTTTGCTAATTCAATATCTGATTGTAAAGCAAAATAAACAGACGCAATTGAAACGGCGCCAACTACAATAATACCAATAGTTTTTAAATCCAATTGTACTTGTGTATCTTCTGATATTTTATTAGCCATTTTTATTCTCTTTACTCATATTAATAATTTTCATAATTGTGTACACAATAGATACTAAAAGTAAAGTTAATTTTAACCATTGTTCTATATTAGAAAAACTAACCATAAAGGTTATAAAGTTTAAAGCACCCAATTTAATATCTTGCATATCCACCTTAATTAGAATTTGTTAAAGAATTTAATTCTTCTTGTGTTTTAAAATCATTGTAAACTTCTAGTTTAAGTATTTTAATGGGACTTGATGCTCCTGTAGTATGTAATATTTCCGTTATTGTTGGTAAATTACCAGTTGGTGTTGTTGTTGCTACTGTACTCCCATTGTGTGAAAATCTTATGTTTGTTCCACTATATGAAAATGAAATCGTATTTATACTACCAGCATCTAATTGTAAAGCGCCATCAATCATACCACTTGCAGAAAGACCGCTTCCGTAAACATCATAATTATTAGTTTGAAATCCTTCTATTCTCAAATCGTTAGTTCCGTCAGAAAATTTTAATAAATCGTAAAAATCAGTATCAAAACCCATAGGGATAAATTTTAAAACTACTGTATTTGTGTTTGCAACTGTTGGTTGTGAAGAAAAATCATTACTTGCTTGATCTATTAACCTTGTAGCTATTGCTCCGTTAGTTGGAATATAACTTGAACTAATAGAACTTTCTTCTAATTGTGCTCCCCAAATGTATAATCCACTTGTGCCGTCTCCTTGATAAGCTAAATTCCTTGAAGCAGAAGATGTTAGTTTTGGTTGAATACTTATAGTAAAATTACTTGTCGATATTGTTGTGAATGACACAGAACATTTATACCAATCGTTTTGTGACATAACTATTTTAGCATCAAGATAATTTCCATTTCCTATAGACCCATTAGCTAAATCAAAATTAGCATAAACACTCCCTTCTAAAAATGATGTACCTCCAACACTTATTTGAATAATATCTCTCTCTCCTTTTTTTGCAAATAAAGATAAAGTATAAACATTATTAGATTGAACAGAAGTAATTACACTATATAATTGGTGGTTGATATTACTATTATCTTCTATTAATTTATCAGAAGATAAAGTGCTGTCTGGAGAAATTGTTTGATTACTAGAAACACTTAAACCACTTGATTGCCAACTACTATCACTAAAATCCTCGCTATAAGGTAATAGGTTAGTTGATTGATTCTCTAATAATAAACTTGGACAACTTCCATCAGAATAGTCTAATCTTGGTACATTTGAATTAACCTCCTCTATTAAACCAGCTTTATTTACCCTTGTTGAATTTGGCTGACCACTTGCACCCTCTCTGGTAAAAGTAAAATCTCCATCTCCATTTAATGGAATAACAGAATAAACCTTTTCAGATTTATATCCACTTGGTATCATTACTAAACTTGGTGTTGCCATATTATACTTATATTATTTAAATAAGTTAATTTTATCTGTTAA